ACCCTGGTACCAAGACCAGCCGCGAGCGTACCCAGGATCAAACCATCGGTACCGCAAGCAGCCGGGCTATTGTCAAGGACAAGGTTCTGGTGTCTCTGCGTGAGTACACCGGCCCTGCTGACCCGAACAACGCCAACGCTCCGAGCACCTTCAAGATCGCTCGTGAGACTCTGATGACAGCTCAGCGCCTGCTGCTGGACACCGGGAACCTTAACATGTTCCACCAGTCCATCGGTTCGCTGACCCTGCTTGACGACTATCGTCGCTGGCGTGACCGGGTGTTCCTGGACGAAATGGCCAAATCGGAAACCCGTGGTCAGTCTGGCGATACCCAAGGTGGTTACTACTACCCCAACGGTCACTCCCGCACCTCCGGCACCGTTTCTACTTACACCGCCACCGAATATGCTTCGGAGCGTTATAAGTTCAACGTTAAAACCGACCTTCTGGAAGTGGTTCGTCAGCTGCGCAAGCGCAACGTTCCCGTGTTCCAAGACGGTTACTACCGTTGTATCGCTGACCCCACGTTCATGCGCGACCTCCGTGCTGACCAGGGCTTCCGCGAAGTTGCGCGTTATCCCGGCATGGGCCAAGGCAACCCTCTGATGGGTGCTGGCGGTCCTAACCAAGCAATCTACGGTGGTGGTCAGTACGGCCAAGCCATGTTCGTTGCTGGTGAGCCCGTGATGCCTACAGGTTTCGTGTTTGAAGGCGTTCGCTTCTTCGAGTCCACCAACTTTGCTAACAAGACTGCAACTGTTGATCTTGGCGGTGGTGATGGTTCTTTGACCTACAACACTCCTCCTGGTCTGTTCTTCGGTCCTCAAGCAGTGGGCGTCGGTATTGGCGGTCCTAATGCTCAGGTTCTCATCAACAACAACGATGACTTCAGCCGCTTTATCATCCTGATTTGGCAACTGTACGCTGGCTTCGCCAACCTGAACAAGGACTTCATTACCTCTGCTTTCACCATCGCTCCCTGAGGTAACTAACAATGGCAACTTATAAAACTGGTGCTGGCCAGATTCTCCAGCCTGGTGCTCAGATCAATCGCCTTTCCTCCTTCAACTCTGAAGGTGTGTTTGGCTGGCCTGGTTTCGCTGCTTACGAACTGATCGCCTATGTGCCGATCAGCAACGCAAGTGGCGCCGCTGCTAGCTACAAGAGCTTGGATCTGATCATCCCTTCTCCTGATCGCCGTACCGACGACCGCGTTCGTGACAACATCACGACCCTGGTTGTTCCTGGCTCCAGTGCATCTCCTTCTTACGTTTACGGCGCTTCTATCGCTGTTGCTAAGGACCTTCCCGCTGGTACCACGGCTGATCCAGCCCCCGGCTTCCCCGCCGACCCTGTGACCGCTGATCTGAAGTTCACTAACGCTTCAGATATTCTGATGTTTGGCCCCACCTCCAGCGGTCTTCCCGTTGGTGTTACCGCCACGCCTCAGCTCAACGGTATCGCAGCTGCTAGCTCCTGGCTGACAGCTTCTAGCAACACAATTGCTCAAGGTTCTGGCGCCACCACTGGCGGCGGTACTACCGGCGGTTTTGTTCCTTTCGTTAGCTCCGTTGTTGCTGCTACCACTGATACCAGTGCAGCCAAGCTCACCGGCTTTGATAACTCAATGGTGTACAAAGTTACTGCGGCTACCACGTTCCGTGCTACCACTGTTACTGCGATCACTGCCACCACCGCTTCTGGCGGCGGCGTGTATATCTCTGATGCTGATATTGCTGCTGGTAAGAAAGCCTACATTCTTGCCCGTATTAACTACGTCAAGGCAGCTGCTGCTGTGTCTTGGAACGATATCCAAGGCTTCATCGACTTCGCTTCCCAAGTGGGCGGCGACGACACCTGATCCATTTCTGGAATCAGTAATTAAGCGGGTCCCAGTGGCCCGCTTTTTTATTGACCTAGCGCTTTTGGGTAAACCTTGGTATTGTACTGGTAGTCACTATCTTTTACGAATGCTGTACCGGTACAAGCCAACAGGAGCACTCCTCGAAGTCGTCACCATGCACGGAGAAGGAATCTTCATGTGTGTGGACTCACAAGACGAAGTCCTTTATGTTGAGGAGGACGATCTTGTCCCCCAGCTGGACGCTACAACTGAAAAACTGCAAGTGGAAGAACGCTTGACAGGACAGTTGAAACAAGAGGGCGTTAACCCAGCAAAACCAACTAATAAAGAAACTTTTCCTCTTGATACCAGGCTCAACATCAACACCGCCAGTGCTCGGCAGATTGCAGACACTCTCCCTGGTGTCGGCTTGAAAACTGCACGCGACATTAAAGATTTGCAAACTTCAATGTCTGGAGAAAAGTTTGCACGCCTTGATCAACTTAAAACAATCAAACGCGTTGATTGGGATGAGATCATCACTGAGAATCTTATCCGTGTAGAATGATTGGGTACGCTACATATTGTGTACGTCAATTATTCACTGTTGTTAAGTAATGCAACTTGACACTTTCCTCCAGTCGAAAGTCCGCTGGCACCTGGGATACAACAACACATCTGTCCCTGCTGGCGACCAAGCTCGATTGGAGGAAGCTGTGAATAACATTCCAGATTCGTTCTGGTATAGCAAGATTTCCGAACAGGTTACGCGGTGCGACGAAGCTGAAAAGCGCACCGATATGACGGGTAGTGTAAATAATTTCATAACACCGAAGAATCGTCTTGAAAACATTGCGGGTGATGTTTCGCGTACGATTTCAACTTCGGACTTCAAAGAAACCCTCAAAACCTGGACGCAAATCTATATATACGAGACGGATCGATTAGCCCTCCATCTCTATGTTCCTAATTACAGAAATCCTGAACAAGCGCGGTACCGATTTAATCGGGAAGGTGCTGAGTTCATTCAAGCCCTTCCCGGTCCAGCTGACGTTGCTGTTGGCACTCGTCTTATGTTCGAAACCAACTTCCGCTAAGCCTAGACCCATGCCACTGAATTCCGCTCAACTCCTACAACTTGCACAAGGTGCAGGCTTTAGTGGTAATGATGCGCAAACAATGGCTGCCATCATCAAGGCTGAGTCCAGTGGCAACCAGTACGCACACAACACAAATAGGGCTACTGGCGACAACTCTTATGGGCTGTCTCAGATCAACATGATCGACACCCTCGGTCCCGCCCGTCGTAAACAGTTTGGGTTGAAGAGCAACGAACAGCTCCTTGATCCACAAACAAATCTTCGTGCTGCTAAACAAGTAAAAGATTCTTCAGGCTTTGGCGCATGGACAACATTTAAGTCAGGAACCTACAAACAGTTTTTACCCGAAATTCAAAAAACTGCTGCAGGACTACCTAACAACCCTCCTACTACGCAAACCTCACAGCAAAATCCTGGAGCCAATACATACAACTTCTACTTGAGTGGCGACAATCAAGACACTAAAGATTTCTTAACGTCTTATCTTCCCAAAGTAACAGGGCAACCAGCAAAGCCCGAATCTATGTTTAATCCGATTTCATTGTTGACTGCGGCTTTCAATAGCGGCGGTAACTACGGAGAGATCTAGTGGCAGGCGTCAACATTACTGATTTTGGAAAAGCAGCACAACAGTATGGTTGGGTTGTAGGAGAGAACCCTGCTTTTGGAACTGGTCGTGTAGGCGGTCACGCTCCAGGTTCTTACCACTATTCAGGTAAAGCAGTTGACATTACTGCTCCGACAAATGTTGACGTAGCTCCTGCCTATGCGGGCGGCAAACCAATTTCTTGGCAACAGAGAACCGGTGAACTTAAGTACCGTCTTGGGAAGCTTGGTCAGTTAACTGAAGTGCTTGGTCCAGGTGATCCGGGTCATGCAACACACGTACACGCAGCCCTGGCGGGAAATGCCAACTTAACGCCACAGCAACTGGAGTGGGCTTTCACGGGCCGCACAAAAGACGCAAGCGGTAAGTTGACTGACGTTATGCCTGGGGGACAACAGATTGCTCAACAGCAACAAACTCCAGGTGTTACGGGAAGTACTTACAATTTTTATTTGCAAGGTAGTAAAAAAAATCCAGATACTACTGATTTTTTAAATGACTACGCGTCAAAATTGATGAGTGATTCTGGATCGCAAGACAAGCCCCTCTTTAATCCGTTGTCGATGCTGGCGTCAGCTTTTAATTCCAGTGGCACTTTAATGACATGAGGTTTGCTCAAGCCCCTGGCTACGAACCAAGCTTTCCGGTCACCTACGGAAACCTGTACGGTGATGGCACCATAACAACTTCTGGGTTTAGTGATCCGTTTAACATGAAACGCAATGTGCAAACCATGCACTGTCCTTACGTTGTAGCCTATAACGGGATTGAAAAACCGCAGTTTCAATTAAACAATCCTGCTTACATGAGGGAGGTTAGTCGTTCTCATGCGGATCCGCTTCCTCCTGTTGATCTGGCAAGGAACTCACAGCAAAATAATTTAAACGGAGTGTACAGGTAGTGAGAACACTCGGAAGTTTCAATCAACGCGTTAACCTCCCAAGGCACGCAGAAGATCACGCTCCTTCCAGGGGGGATCGTCCTGCAATTAAAACGTTACAAACAGACGGTTACACTCTAGGTGTTGCGCGTAACGCACCACCCAATGAAGGTTACGCTCCCTCTGGAGGGAACTTTGCAAAAAGCAGAAAGACACCTGGTAGGCCACGAATGGCAGGACAAGCTCTTAATATGCAAATAACTCGCGGCACTGGTTTTCCTGCAGTGCCTACAGAATCTATGATGGGTTCTGCAGAGTTACGCACCCCCAACATTCCTCAGTAACGATTATGGGAAAACAATTTGGACCTGACACAAGAGTTGGAAAAATTATGGATGCTGCTCCAGTCAGTCAGGACGTAAAAACAAGGATGGCTGGTCTGTACTCTCAAAATATGGCTGGTGCATCTCAAGGTATGCCGCCAGAAGAACAGAATCGTAATCTTAATTTGGCTAAGAGTTGGGCCAGCCAGCCAGTAGATGTCCGCACTGATGAGGATATTGAAAAGCAACAACAAACCCAGAAGGCAACTGGTTACGTAGCTTAGAATATTAAAAGGTTTT